TCTGCCGCTCTCATTCTGAATGCGCTTTCACCTATGGCTCTAACCTCTTGCGCTCTAGCAATTTTCTGATCTTCTACAGCCCGCTCCTCTTGGGCTTGATTGAGGTCAATAGTTTGACGAGCAGCCTCTGCCTGCAAATCTACCGCCTCTTTCCTTTGCTGCTCCTCAAGAGCCATTGCAGCAAGCTGTGCGCCCTGCGCTCCTAAGCCCATCTGCTGAAGCATTTGAGTTGTTTGAGATACACTTCTTGGGTCTTGGGGATTAAATTGACTGAGCGCGTCCTGAAGACGTTCAGAGGTAGATCGAACATCTCTACCCAAGAGGCCGCCAACTCCTCTTTGAAGTGCCTCAGTTCGACGGCCCTGTAGTTCAGCCATAGTCCCAACTAAAGGAGCAGCCGCTGTAGCCAGGCCTGTCAGCCCAGCCACTGCATTCTGGCTTCTTGCAAAGCCCTCTGCCATTTGTCTTTGTTGCTTCTGTTCAGGAGACTCAAGAATGTCTTGAAACAGAGAGGTGATATTTATAGCCATATTAGTGTCCTATAGTCTCTGTTAGTTTCGTGGGCCAAACAGTTCAGCGAGTGTATACGGAATACTGAATGTGTTTTGATTAGTCTTTGTGCCTCCAGTTTGTCCTGCGGTCTTGCCCTGTTCTGCTGCAAGAAGATCAAACAATCCCTGAAGCTGCTGCTGTCGCTGGGCATTAATCAAAGACTCAAGGTTGGTCTGAGTAGTAAGACCCTGTATTCCAAGGTTTGACACAGCCTCTGCACCACCTGCCTGAAGGGCTGACTGGATTCGTGAGAGATCAACAGAAGGACTCAAAGCATTAAGTAATCCAGCCTGTGGAGTATAAGCACTCTGGAGGAGGTTAGGGATAGCCTGAGTAGCCCCAAGGTTTTCTCGCAACATTTGATCCAAGGCTGTTGCTCTTTGGGTGGACAGTTGAGACTGCTCTGCTCTTGCCTGCTCCATTGCACTAACAGCGGATGCTGCCTGCTGTTCTGCAATAGCCTTCTCTAGGGCTAGGGCCTCTGGAGTTCCTCCGAACATAGATGTTCTTACACCGAGTCTTCCTTGGTTTGCCAGTCTCTGCTCAAGCTGAAGTCTTGCACGTTCCTGCTCTGGAGCCTGCATGGCATTAAGTCTGCCGTAAATGTCAGCCTCTCTAGTCTGTTGATCCTGGGCGTTTCCAGTCAACAAATCCATGAGAGTCTTCTGGCGACCGTATCCAATACTGCCCGCAAGCTCTCCGGTAACACCTAATAGTTGTTTCTGAAGAGCCTGTTCTTGAGGAGTGAGGTTTAGATTAAGTCCTCCTGAAGTATCAGCAGCAGCAGTAGCACCAGTCCCAGAGGTTACAGTGAATGGCTTGAACTGCATTCCCTGTTGAACTGAGCTAATCAGACCTTGAGGAAAAGCCCCTGCCAGGGTAGAGCTTCCTGTCAGCCCTTTCATTAGCCCAGTCTGGGTATTCCTGATATCAGAGATTCCCTTTTCTGTAGCTACGGCTCCGCCAATACCAGCGAGTAAATTACCGTACTGATTAGTAAATCCACCCAGTGCTTGCTGCAATTCTGCCAATGTCATGTTTCTCTCCCACTAAATAATTTTGCCTACAAGCGCCTGAATGTTAAGTTCCTGAATGGCAATTGAGTTGCCATCTATCGTTGTTTCTAATCCAACTGACACCGCAGTTCCTTGCCCGTTAGCATTTACTTTCTCACGGTTAATCAGGGTAATAGAGGTAGAATACTCCGCCCCTGAGTTGTACTCCGACTCTCCGTACTGAGCCACGCTAGTAGCGGGAAGTGTATAAGATCGCTTCTTGTAAGCAGTGGCATAGTCATAGGCCCAGCTCAAGGTTACAAGTGCGTCTGCCCCATTGAATGTCGTGACATTAATCTTCTTTAGAAACTTGAGAGTAGAAGAGTTGCCAAAGGTTAATGGGTGGCTGGAGTAAGTTAAAACATAGGTGGCCGTATCATCATTAAACCCAGAGTATGTCGAGATACCGATTGGGGTTCCTATGTAAAGAGTATCGTCTATAAGGTTCGTAAAGCATAACGCCCCCATTGATGTCCATGTAGTAACCCTGTAACTGCCATCCTCAAGCTGTCTCTTGGTATCAAAGACGTAACTAATGTCCTGATTAGGAAACAGGGTAATAACAAATGCTTCAGTAGGAGAGTAATGAACCTGAATATTCCCAGTTTCATTAGAAATAATTAGCTTGATGTCTTCATCTACATTTTTTGAGATATCCCCAAGCGGGGCAGACTTCTCTTGGATAGTCCTGGAGAGGCTTCTAAGCCCTGACTTATCCAAGAACACCAAGTCTTTACCAGTAGATGTCACTGCGTCTCTACTAACGCAGCCAATACCCAATATGGTGTCATGAAGGGTCATCGTAGAAGGGTCACTAGCTCCCTCATATATTACGATTGACTCCTTGCCAAAGATAATCAGGAACCCGTTATGTGCCGCAAGGGCTACGATCTCATCATATCCGTTAGGCCAGACCTTGGTGATATCAATAGAACCTGCACTACCTCCAGTCCACTTAAAACCCTGAAGAAGATCAGACCAGAAAATCGTAGACTTGTTAGTAGTCGTATCCGCAACCCAAAGTCTTCCGAATGCAGCTAGTGCTTCGTGACCACTAGGGGCAGTGCCACTGTGTCCAGGGTGCGCCGTGATAACAGAAAGCGGGGCCGTAGCAGTAGCATACACCAGTGGAACATACCCCCTTTGAAACAGGTAGATATGTTCATCAAGGGTGACCATCTTCCAGTTGTCTGCGGTAATCGTATAAGCAGCAGGGGTGACATTAACAAGGGTTGTGGTCCCAGTGAATATCTTGTTATTACCCGCAGAAAAGATAAGCGTTGCCCCTGAATCATCACGGAACTGCTTGATAGATTTAATCCCGGCAGAACTACCCAGAACTGCGGGGCCATTAGTCGTAAGAGCCTTAGCCCCCTTTCGTGCAGCCACCCTTCCCTGTTTGTCTATGACACAGTTATCGGCAATAGCACAAAAGCTAGGGTCTTGGGACAGGGGCGCATCTTGGGTGTTAATGCCCGCAAACCCAGGGGCCGTAATCGTTATGTTCTGAATCTGCTGTGCCATAGGATTCCTAGACGACTACATATGCGGTTTCAGTTGGAAAGTAGTTAGCATCAATAGCAATGTAATCCGAAAGAACCCTGTCGGCGTATACCATCTGCTCCTGCGCTGACTGTCCTCCGCTCTCTCCCCGCTCTCTTAATGCCATAGCGTAAGCCAATTGTACCACTGGATTATAGGGGATCAGCAGGACATCCGCATTTGCACTAAGATCATCTTGAGGGTATACCCCGTCAACCCTAAGTGCATACACAGCATCAGGCTGTGGGTAAAGTTTGATCTTTATATCCCCATTACCGTCAATCCCAATCCTAGTAAAGTTGGTAGGTGAACCGCTTAACACTTGGCTTCTGTAATAGACTTGGTTAAAGAAGTTCATATCCCTAAACGTAATGTTTAAATTGGATGTGTCATTAACAATGGCATTAATGATGGGATGGCTTCCACTTCCAGTCACTGAGTATTCGCTTGTGCCTGGGGTTGTATTGATTAGCTTGGTAGATCGAAGGGCTGACCATGAATGGGCGTTCTCGATCTGAGACTTAGCGTCATTGACAAAAGCTCCAATCAAAGAGGAGTAGTCATCAAACTCTACTGTATCTACTGCATCCTCGCGCAGTCTTTTAAGGACTGCATTTACAATCTGCAAATAGGTCATGCTCTTGTCCTCATCACCAAATCAAATAGTCCGCTGACCTTGTTCTCTGCTTCAAATAACTCTGGCTTAAATAATTGTGATGCAATAGGGGTGGAGTTAACAAGACTTGTAAGCAGTCCAGACTTTCCATCCTTGCCATCTTTTCCATCTTTTCCGTCACCGCCATCTTTTCCGGGAGTTCCAGGCACCCCAGGAGTAGTAGGGGTTACGCTGGGCGTGACAGTAGGCGTGACAGTAGGGGTGACCGTAGTAGTAATGGTGGGCGTAATGGTGGGCGTAATTGTGGGCGTAATTGTGGGCGTAACAGCAGTCCCACTGCCGGCAGCATTATAATCGCCAATGGCTTTTTCAATATCGCCAATGGCAACGCCAGACTCCTTAGCAACATCTTCGGAAGTCTTATTAAGAATCTTCATTAAATCAAGAACACCCTTAGCACCATCCCTCTGAAAGATATCAGCCCATTGAGTAGGTGTTTCTTGAGGATTCTGGGTGGTGTTTTGCCCCCACTCACCAAACTTGCCCTGCATTTCAGTTGAGCTGAGAACCTGCCCGTCTTTGTAATCTCCGGTTGTCGGCTTAATTGTCTCGATACCACCAACCTGCCTGAACAATCCAGCGCCTGAGTCATATACCCATTCCCCAAGAGCAGGGGAGCCTGATGCAGAACCTCCACCAGAGCTAGATGTAGAGCCTGAAGGAGCCTGGCCTCCAGTAGTGGTAGGCATAGGGACATTAACCAAAGGAGGCGTAGTCTTGGTAGGACTTCCGTTGCTATCAAGAAGCCAATAACCTTCTGTTGCTATATCTCTTAGGAATCCTTGAGAATCCCTGACATAACCCTCTGGTAAGTCTCCAGGGACACTGTCTATGCCAAACTGAGTCTTGAGTTGATTCCGCATCTCTGTGGTATCAAGGCCAAGTTTCTCTGCATCCATTATCATGCCTGTAAGCCTTGCGTCCTCTCCCTCAGTAAACCCCTGAGAGGGTTGGTTCTGAAACAGCTTGTAGGCTTGCTCTACTTCTTGTTCTGGAGTGAGGTTGACAGCCTTTGGTCCGCCACCCTTAAAGAACCCGAACTGGTCAAGAAAGGCTTTGAATAAGGTACCCGCTGGGCCACCAATCACACTGATTAAGGTATTGAGTGCTGCGTTCTTTCGTCCAGAGGCATCGTCTGCTGCCGCAAAGTTCATAATCCCACCAAGCGTACCAGGAATAGCTCTTTCTCCAATCGTGGAGGTTAAGGCTTCTGGGTTGAACAGGCTTGTTGCAACAGTATTAGCCCCAGCAGATAACAGTGGATTGCCAGTAGAGCTTTGATTAGACGTAAGAGGATTAGATAGGGGGTTCTGCTGGATAGCCTGGTTGTATCTATTAATGGCTGCATTAGGATCAATCCCAAGGGCTAAGGACAGCTCTAATGGGTTGACCCCTGCCTGCTGCATTGCCTGAGATATATCAGCATCCGTAGCATTAGGATTAGCCTCAGACCATTGGGCGAATGCTTGAGCTAACTGATCTTGAGGAATAGCCATATTTTTACCCTACGATAAGAAAAGTGCTCGTTCTGCTTCGCGCCTACGTTCTAGCCCTCTAAGGACTACGCCGTTTGATTTGCGCCACTTTAAGAACTCGTCTGCCGCGCCCTCAAAGTCTCCACGATTATACTTCATTCGTAGGGTGCTGGCTTGAAGGTTGCCTAGCCCAACATTAAAACTAAAACTGACAATTGCGTCAAAATGGCTGTCGTTATCAGCAGCAGCAGGACATAGTCGAAGTACCCCAGCCTCAAATCTCTGTAAATCTTCCTGAAGAAGAGCGTCAATTTCGTCAGCATCCCACACCCTATTATGTTCCGGCTTGAGTGGATACGCAGGTCTTTCGTCGGCCTTGAGTCTAGCTTGTTCTGGGTACAGGACATGGCCGTAACCAATCGTCCAGAGCTTGGCTGGGCATAAATACGGGGTGTTGTGACACCCCTCGAAAGCCTTTATCAGATCGCTCATTTCTTGTTGAAAGCCTGACTGCCAAACCAGAAACTGATGATTGCCGCAAGGATCGCCATCTCATCATCACTAAAGACCATGTCCATCGCGTCAGCAAACGCTACGCCTGTTGAGTAGGCGTACCAAATACCAGCAATGTCCACGACAATCAACAGACCAACAAAGAGGTACGTGACCATTGGTCTAACGCTGCTTCTGAGGTTAATGACCCACTGAGATGCGCCCTCACCGATCTTCATGTCATGCTTGTACATGGCAACCTTTTCTTGGGCCTGTGTCTGCATGGCAACCTGTTCGGTCTGGAGAGCCACCTGAGCTGTCCGAATCTCCTCGACCTTGGCTTGGGCTATAAATCCCTCTTTCGCTAAGGCAATCTCACGCTCCTGCTGTGCAGCCATCAAAGCAAGCTCATGCTTCTTGTCTGTGCGGTCCTGAAAGAAGTCGAGAACTTTAGGCAAACCACCTGAAGCGAATCCCAGCAAACTTGATACTAGACTTAACATTTTATTACCTCAGATTTTCAATAAGGCCAGCAACAAGCCAGAGAAGGGCCGCTAATAAAGCAGCTATCGCAACGACTGCCGCGATATTTAGAATAAAGTTTTTGATCTTGCGCCTTCGATTGTGTTCGGCGGTTCTTCGATTACTACTGATCTTCGCACGGTCTCGCATCATCGCCGTGTATTCTTCGACGCCGTATCGGTAGACAATCAGCTCGCGCAGTTCGCGCTCCTGCTGCTCGATCTTCTTTCGGCGCATTAAATTCGCCATTGCCTCTTGTTCAACTGACCCGCTGTACAGGAGCTTTTTAAACAGAGGTGGGTCTTTAGCTTCTTCTTCAGCGGCCTTTACATCTGCAACAGCACCAAACCAGGTGCCTAACTGTCCGCCCAGGTCCTCGATCTCACGACCCATCTCAATGCCACGCTTGATGGCATTGTAGGCAGAAGACGCTATTGCAAAGGCTGAGACAGGATCAATCATTACTCGTTCCCACCGTTGATCTTAGACCACGCCCCCAGCATCAGTATGCCCAAAACAAAGAGAGTCCCTGCGCGAGCAACGGTCTGCCATATAGTTTTCTTCATGCCACGCCAGTCTGTAATCAATGAGCGAAGGTCTCGAACGTCATTACCTGCATCGTCGTCGTGGAGGCCAACTTCTTTGAGGACAGACTTCATCTCCTCACGGATGATGGAGCGTAGGGCTATCTCGTCAATGTTCATTGATTATTCATCCGCTGTTCTAGTTGATGGGAACGATCTCGCACATCCTGGCCAGATGATGCGGACTGCACCCCTTGCGCCTGTTCCCGGAGTGGCCGTAACGCACAAATAACCGCTACAAGCACAGAAGTTAAAAAAGCGTTGACCTATACCCCCG